TTAGCATACTCTTCGATACGTTCTGCATAGTTTTCGTAGCCCGCTAGTTGCATTAGATCAGCAAGTTCCTGTACAGGAACTTCTACAGTTGCTTCTTCAACTGCTTCTTCTTCCTTCATTTTCTTTGACTTCATTGGGCCGGACGCATCTATATCAATTGGCGAACCTTTAATAAGTTTTTCTAACTCATGCTCTTCGTCATCTTTTTTGCCTTCTGTTTCAATGCTTTCCGGTAATGCAAATAACTCATCTTGTGAAAATACTTCTGTTGAACCATCCATAAACTCAACAGTAACTTTATCGCCATCTACTGCAATAACTTTTCCTGGTGCTTGATCTGGGCCTTCTTCTTCTGGAGCAACCCTAGCACCGACTGCAAAACCTTCGTTAGCAAGTGCCATGTCCATGTCGCCATCATTGTCAACATCAACCATAATCCAATTATCACCTTTTGGATCCTGACTGTCGCATTCACAATCTGTAGTTGGGTTGCCTAACATATCGCCACACTCTTTACACTTCAGTGTTTTTGGCATCATGTGTGCCTCTTCAATTGTTTCTTCTTCAATCGCAATGTCTTGCTCAGGTAACTGTGCTAGTTCCTCTGCGATATTGTCTAGTTTCGCTCTTAGTGATGCAATATCCATTGCTTTCTCCTTAAAATAAGTCTTTTAGTCTATCGTAAAGGCTACTAACGCCTTTTTTCGTATAACTTTTATCTATGTCTGTTTTTATTGCCGATGCAGCTTTTTCACCTGCTTTGCCAATTGCTTTTTCTGCACTAGATGCACTAGGCGTAACAACTGGCTTAACATTTAAATTTGGATTTGTCATTTGAGCATACTTTGCTGCAAGAGCTGCGTCGTCGTTTGAAGCAGTCTTAATATCAACTGGCTTGTCCATCTTATTATAAGCAGGTGCTGGTTTGATGCTTGTAGTATCTAATTTGTACTCGTCTTTATTAATTTTATCATACTTGTTTAGCATATCGTTATCAACTGGCTTAGATGGATATTGCACAGGAGTTGGTTTTTTCTCTGGTGTTGTCGGTGCATTACCTAGATCATCACCACTATATTTTCCATCTGGTCCTAACTTATTTGGTGTTGTTGGTGCGTTACCTAGATCATCACCGTCATATTGTCCGTCTGGTCCTAACTTACTAGGTACTTGAGGTGCTCTAGTTTTTGGATCATCTAATCCTTTAAAGTCATCTTTTTTACCAATGTTTCCAAGTCTGTAATCTTGTGCAATACCACTTAGTGTATCGCCACCTTTTACTGTGTAACTACCGCCACCTGGCAATGTAATCTTTTGACCTGGATAAATCTTATCAGGATTTTCAATGCCGCTTAGTTTAGCAAGTGTACTATAAGTTACACGCTCTTCAAGTTCTTGTTCAGTGCGCTCTGCTTGTAAAATTTCATTTAGTGCATCAATTGCTTTGTAAAGATCGTTCATCACTCGCCCTTTTTATCAAACTCATATTTGCGAGTTTCAAGACTTTTGAGCATGTTCTCATTATACTCATCTCCAAAACTATCTTTAGCATTATTTGAATCTTCATAATCAGTTTCAAGCACTGACTTATATTCTTCTTCTTTGATCGCTTCTTCACGAGCAATCTCTTCAGGATGATCACTGTTAATCACTACCAAATGACTTGCAGGTACACCAATTGTTTGACTGATATATTCATATAGTTGATGTGCAGTTACAGGATACTTTAGTTCAGTGTCCATAATATCCACTTCTGCGTTTTGCAGAGTCTGAAAATCCATTGGATGTTCTTGGATTGGAGTTTTCTTTGGCTTGCTTACACTTGCAACTTCATATTTGTCAAGTGCAGATTCCAGTGCGTCCATTGTTTCTTCATCTAGCATATTTGCTAGTTTAATGCGAAACTTGTATGTTTGTTCGCTCTCTACAAGATAACTCTTAAAACTTTTCATAGTAACATTCCTTATTATATGTGTGTATTTATTACTTTTGTTCAGAGTTCCTGCCTAAGATTTCCATTAAAAGTTGATTACGGTCAACTGTCTGACCTTCGCCATCTTCAACATCTTCACCGTTGGCTTTTGCTTCTTTAGCAAGTCTAGCATCTAATGTTGCTTTCTTTAACTGTAGATCTACCATGCGCAACTTTTTGTTAATCTTTGCACTCTTTGCACTTAATGCTGTGTCTAGCATGCGAGCTGCATTGCTAAAAATTTCACCACTAAAACGTGCTTCTACATTCATACCTAAATCCATCAAGTCTTTAAATGTATCCTGTGCCAACACTGCAATGTCATCCATCTCTTTGTCGCTTGTATCAAGCTCACGGACACTAGGTAACGCAGCATCAATTTTATCTACATTAGTTAGTGCTGTTTGTATCTGTGGCAAATCCTGACTAGTAATCGTTTCAACTACTTTGCTATTTTCTTCACTAGTGATATCAAGTTCGTCTGCAGGCGCTACATCGAATAGTTCTTCTAATTTTTTTGTCATACTAATAGTTATCCTTAGCGTTTACCATTGTGAAAAATATCGTCTTCGGTTACAACTCTAAATCGCAATCCTTTATGCTTTGCCCATTTAGCAGCGGCTTCCCATTTAGCATGATTAATAGCAATTGCAAGTTTTTCTTTTTCACGAGTTTTTTCTGTTAACATGGTCTGTGCTTTAGGCTTTATTTCTATAAGTTCTGCATGTTTGTTTCCACGTTTGTCCTGATACATTACAATAAAGTCTGGCACATATACTGTACCTTTTCCTGTAAGTGGATTACGATAAGGTATTTGTATTGCTTCACTTGCCCAACTTATTACACTTGGATTATTGTCGCAGAAACGCATAAATGCATGTTCCCAACCACTTCTATATCGAGGTGCTTTATTTCCACTATATTTGTCTGGATTTGTAATAGTATATACACCATTGGCATATTTGTTACGACTAAACATTATGCACTCACTTGGCGTGCTATGTTCTCATTTGGTGTAATATTTGCTTCATATCCAAGTAGACTTGTAGTCCTTCTACTTAGATTTAAAAACGTAGGAACTGCACTTTTAAGATCACTACTTTGTTCAAATTCTTTGATAATATCTACGATGTAAATATTAAGTTCATTAGATGCTTGTATGACTGCAGCAGTTAGAGCGGCGGCGGCATCTTCGTTGTTAGTGCGAGCTACAAAAAAACTTTTTGCAGCTTCATACTCCATATCCGTTAAACTAATTGGCGATGTAAAATAGTTAGTAAAATAATCCTGAACACGTTGATCAAAACTATCTGCTGGACTAACTATTGGTAGATTAGTTGATTGTGACATATTATTTTTTACCTACTAGATTACTAAAGTATTGTGTAACATCACTGATGTTGTTTGCGTTACTTACTGTTGCATCAACACGTGGCACTGTCTTTGCAAATCCAATTTGTGTTTCACTGGTTACTGGTGTAGAATTAGTTTTCTGAATACTTTGTCCCTGGCTACTAATAATTCCTGTAGCAATGCCTGTTGCTGTATTTGCAATACCATCTGTGATATTACCGGCAAATTTATTAGCAACATTTTCAACTAAACCAGTAACTGGAACAAGTATATTGCTTGTTGATTTTTTGCCTGTCAGTAAATTGTTTGCAAAAATACTTAGTGTATCTGTTATAATATTACCTGTATTAAGTCTTGTTTCATTGTACACTATTTCAGCATCTTTGATGACACCGATAACATTACCCTGGAATAAATCTTTTGGCTTTTGTCCTGCGACACTTACAGTCTCTCCATTAATAAAGGCTTCTGTATCTGTATTTGTAGTTGATAAATCGCTGGTTTCTACATCATAATGTATATCAGCAAAGCCACGTGGTGTAATATTGTTTACATAACCTGTTGCATATTTTACAGTTTCATATGCAAGTTGCATGGTATTTTCCATAAGTCCACCATTTGCATAAGCATGACTGTCATGATTAAATGCAGTAATGATAGGATTGATAAGTGTGTATTCTGCAAACTTATGATTATTCATACTATAAATTTTAATATTCTTAAAGAAACGTTTATTGCCTCTTTGCATACCCCATTGTTGTTGCACACGGTTGCTATATTTGTCATATGCTGTGTAACTATTACTATCCAAATCATATGTACTATCTGCATTATAATAGATATAATACTTGTGCCACATGTTACGAATAAGTTCTTTTGCATCATCGTGGAAACGCACAACAATAGGATTATAATTCATACTATGATGACTTTGTACTTTTCTATTATACTGGTTATGTGTTTGTACGTCAACAGTATATGTAGGCAAGTCAACACTTTTTACTAGAATAGGTATTTCTAGTTGCTCTATTGTATTGAATAATGTTGCTGCTTCTGCTGTAAACTCAAATACTACATGAAAAAGATTACTAAATCTTGGCTGTAGCTCGTAGTTATTGTCAACAAAAGTGCGTGACGCATGTTTGTAGTCACGCACTGTTTCGCCTTCAGTTAAAGGTGATAGATTTGGATTTACACTAGCCATTTGGAAGTACTCCTATTAGCCAGTAATAGTTTGACCTAGTGTTCTCGCTACTGCTGAACCAATACCGTCACCAAGTGGTGTTTGTACAGCATTATCAAATCTAATACTCATTGTAATCTGTACTGGCTCTTGTGATGCATAATCTAAATCATTGTAGTTGATGTTCTGCACAAAACAACCGTATAGTTCCCAAGTTTCAAGTACACTTGGTGCATTTGCTCCGTTGCCACCGTCTAGTAGTTCAAAACGTGTTACAAACTTGTAATCAATACCTGAACTAGCACTACTTTGCTCCATGAAATCAAACTGCTTTTGGATTTGCTCTCCGCACAATTTAGTTACACCACCATTGACATCGTCGCGTAGATTGACTGTAATTGGATCCCAAGTATGCTTACCTGCTAGGTAAACTTTACTATTATAAATCTCAATCATTGACTCTTCAAATGTCACTGCAGGGCGAGTAATATTCATTACTTGCTTTGTCATCTCTGTACGAGGTGTGCTAATACCAAAGTTTTCAAATGACGCACGGAAGCGATATTTAAGTTTTGGCATAAGCAAGCCTTGACTTGCTGCGCTTTGATCACCGTCAATAGGTACTGTAAATTTTGTTAATGATGAAACTGACATGTCGTTTCGCTCCTATCTTAATTATAAAAGTATTTATCTAATTCAAGTCATAAAAAAAGAGGGGCAATTTTAGCCCCCCTTTTTCCCTTTTTTACTTAAACTGTGCTTGCTGCCGCTACGTTTCCGCTTGCAATCTCACCTGTGTTTTTAAGTCTGATTGGAATAAAGATAAATTCCGCAGCCTTAGTAGGTTCAATAGCAACATCAACGTATAGTTCGTTACGATCAATTCTGCCTGGTGTGTTATTAGTTTCATCACAAACTACCAAGTAATCAAATACGCCGCGCTTTGCTACCAAATCGTTAAGTGTCTGTTCAACTTGCTGCTTTAGCTCGTCTCTAGTAATCTTATCGTTTGGTTCAAACACAAACCCTGTTGCAATTGTTTGTAGTTGACGTCTTAGATATCCAACTAGTCTAGCAACGTTAATGCGATCTAGCGCACTTGTTGTGCCTGCACGAGTCTTGTTACCATAGTTAAGAATTCCACTACCGTTAAAGAATGCAATTGGATTAACTCTGTTTGTATACAGTGTATCTCTTACACTCTCGCGAACGTTGTCATTAACAAATGCGCCTGTTGCACTGTTGATGTAGCCAATACTTGCAACATTGTCTACTAGTCCACGTCTTGTGCCTGCTGGTGCAAACCATGGGAAACTAATATCGTCACTTCTAGCAATTGTGCGTAACATCATATGACTTGCTGGAACAACAATTGTGTTGCCACTTAAATCATTTGTTGTTGCAGCCGGATAAAACACACCCAGGTATGGATCACTAGTTACTAGTCCATCTTCACCGTTGTCTGATGCTACTGATGCATTTGTTGCCCAGTTTTCAATAGCAGTGCTTGTTGACGCTAGTCTCATTGGGCTATCGCCTACTACAAACGCTGTTTGGCGTCTGTCGTTGTTTAGGCTTACCATGTTACTAATTAGCTCTGGATAACCTGGTGCTGCAATAGTGTTAAAGATTCTTGCATCTTCACGAAGCTCTGTGCTTGCATCAAGTGCAGATTTCATTGCAGTTGAAATAATATTACGAACTGCTTTGCGTCCAAATGTACTACCACTCTGTGTTACCCATGCATCCTTTTCTGTAGGAAGCGTTGGATATGTAGTTGTGTCACTAAAGTTAGTGCGTGAGAAGTAATCACTCTTGAACTGCTTTACACCATATGTACTACGTCTTGTGTTAAACAACAACATACCACGTGGATAAATTGTTGGATCAGGTCTGTCAATGTCTAATGTATCAATTGTTAGTAGACTTGCAGTTGTCGGAATTGTGCCAGTTACAACGTCTGTTGTTGTATCGCCCATAAAACGTGCATCACCGAAAATAATACCATTTTCAGTTGTGTTGTCTGTTTTATCAATTGCAACCCAACGTGCTTCACCACTTACAGTTTCGCGTCTGTAAAGTGCAGGATAGTTCTCAAGATCACTTGTATCAATCCACAGATCACCATTTACAAGTACAGTATTATCACTTTGTACAGTAGGCTCTGTTGTGCTAAAGATAACACCTGCTGGATCTGTATCTGCTAGTGCAAAGCCTCGTGTGTCAGTTATATTTTGATAACCTCTTCAAGTTGTGCCATCATGTACTAGAATGTCTGTTTCAAATCCACCAGCATACCAGTATGCATTGTCTGCTGGATTAGCACTTGGTGCGCTTGATGCTGCAGTGTATGTATCAGCAATCCAGTTACTTAGGATAAGATTACTATCATTGCCATCACGAACCTGACCAGTTGTAATACTTGTTGTAATACCTGCATCTGCAATTGGTGTACCGCTTGTATCTTTAAGAACAATTACACCGCCTAGTGCATGTGTAATTTTAAGATATCCAGCACTATTAACACTTGCACTAACGTTTGCAACGTTTGCGCCGTTAATGTCACTTGCAATGTCTGCAATACTTGTGCCACTTGTTGTTACTTGAACTGCAGTTGAAAGTGTTTCACTGTTTGCAACACTGGCTTGGATTGTAAATGTTTCACTGCCAGTAATCGGAGCTGCTGCATTTACTAAACCTACAACATCTAATGCACCTGAACTGTAACGCTTAAACAATTTGTATGTTACTGTATCATTTTCAGTTACATCATACTGTACATAAAAACTACCTGCTGTGATTGCACTGCCGCCTGTTACATCGAGATTCTTAAGTGCAGTTTGGTCATTTGTGTATGACGGAGCACTACTAGATGTAAACGATGCAGTACTAGTACTATATGTACTAACGTCTGCTAAAAATCCTAAATTACTTTGTGTTGTCTTTGCCCATACACTACCTGTTGGACGAGGTGTTGTATCTGTTGACTTCCATGCTGGGACAGTGTAATGTGGATCTTGTGCAATCTTTGGTCTTGCATATGTACCTGCTGTCAAACCTGCATCTGTGAGGATTGTACCAGTATTGTTAGCAAGAATAATCTGCTCACTTGCTGCGGCACTAGTTGCATAAAGTTCAATTTTATTATCAACTGCCGCGGCAGTTACGCCTGTAATTGCTGCAGTGTTAATGTCACTAACTAGACCTGCCAGTGTTTGTGCAGTTGTGGTTACAGTTGAGCCATTGATGTCAATGCTGTTACCAATTGTAAAATCGTTACCTGTGCTTGCTACTGTGCCAGCAATTGTTGCATGTGCAACCTGCCATGCTGAACTTCCTACTAGTACCCAAGCATTGCTGCGGTTCTTGTAGTATACAGGATTGCTAGTATTTGTTGCAACCAATGCATAATCACCAATTGCACCAATTGAAGTTTTTGGAACACCGCCTGTTAGATCAGTTGTACTTGTGATTACTGTTGGAACTTTGTTAGTAAATGCACCTGTGCTTGCATTCCATTCAAAAATTCCCCAGCGTGTGTCTGAACTTACATCCCACCAAACTGTGCCGCCTGTTGGATTACCCAGCGGACGACTTGTACTGCTTGCTAGTTCAGCAAGGTCAATGTCTGCACGGATAACATATGCTCTGTTACTTACACCGAGTAAACTGTATGCTGCCATCAAGCCATATTCATTAAGTTCGTAACCATTAATCGGTGATCCTGATGCAGTGTTGTAAAATGTTGGATTTCCGAAAGTACTTGTTAGTTCTCTCTGGCTTCCAATCAAGTATGTGTTGCCAGCATTTGCTGCAGTTGTTCCTGCCGCAGTGCCTGAGCCAGTTCCACTTGTTTTATCTTGTGCAGTTGCAATAACAATCGCTGCTACTGTGCCTGCTGCTGATGGTGCATAATTACTTTCATCAATAACTGTAACTTCTACACCCGGTGATATTAGTGCCATGTTTTTCTTCCTCAATCAAGGTTTTAATTCGTTATAACTATTTATAAGAACACCCTTAAAAACCCCGTATTTGACAAATCCCTTTAAAGGTATGGGTAAATAAGCATATGCAACGCCCTATTTGTGAGACATGTGGACAACGTCCTAGAGCAATCAACTATCACAAAGACGATCGTGTCTTTTACAGAAAGAAGTGCGAACAGTGTTTAAAATTACATAAACCTGTAAAACCATTATGGGTAGATAGTGGGTATAAAGTCAAGCGTACATGCGAAGCATGTGGATTTAAACCTACACTTAGAGTGCAAGTCACTGTGTTTTATATTGATGGAAATTTAAATAATGTTAGCAATCGCAATCTTAAAACAGTTTGCTTGAATTGCAATGCCGAACTAATTAGTACGGGATGGTCCCGAGGTGACTTAAAACCTGACCTCTAAGTGTATCTATACTATCATTGTTATAGATTATTTCGTCAAATTTATCATTTGTATCTGCCCACTTGTATTCACTAGCATGGACATCATAACCCATCATTAGTTTGGTACCGGTGTTATTGTCTACAACAGCACTGCCCCACCATTCAGGTAATTCGCCGCGTTGCACCCACCAAATTTCTCCGCCAATGTCACGAATCATTTGTTGTTCGTTGCGGAAACGCACATCGGGAATTACATAGTTACCTGGATTTTCAAGTATTTGTTTTTTAAGTAGGCTTACCCAGATTCCGTCATCGAAGCCATTACGCATACAATCAGTACCAAATAACTGAAGAACCAACCTAGGAGTGATTTCCATTTTCGTTTCATCAGTCCAAAAGTCGTCTCTTCGTTCTCGCCAAGCTCTTGACTCATCTGTGTCTCCTTCTAGCAATGCTCTATCCCAACCAAAGATTGTGCTTACGCCATCTTTTAGTTTGTCAGCAAAACTTACTTTAGTAAAGCCTTGATCAACTAGCACATCACCTGCAGTTCCTTTACCAGAACCAATCAGTCCGCAAATTCCGATAATCATATAAGTTTCCTTATTTTATTATATGGCATTTCTTGTTTTACCAAATCACAAATTTTTTCAATTTTTATATTACTTCTGTTCAGTAAATATTGGTTTTTTTCTATCCATTGATCTAAGATATCTTTGCTAAATTCATATCCTAATATAGTATTATATTGCCTATCTATCCATTTGTCTAGAACTATTTTGTTTTTTGATTGGTGTTGTTTAGCATTATGTCTATAGTGACTGACTGCAATCTGATATAACATATAGTTGTCAGCCTCGTGTTTGTCTTTTTGCTCTAAGACTTTATAAAATTTATCCGAATCTCGTAAAAAATTTGATGTAATTTCATAGTTTTTGTTAAAATTAGCACTAGTGGTAAAACTTAATAAGTTGTTTGTACTCACAATATCAACCATATAGTTGCTGTATTTGTCCATAAATGGCATGTAACAATGATTTTTTATAATATGAGTTTTACTATCATTGATTGTTTTTTCAATGCGTTGTTCTATCAATGCTATGTCACTTGATATGTTTGCATGTGCTAGTTCACTTAGAACATGTTCTTTGTTGGACGTAGCGTAAGAACGACCATTGTTTTGTAATTTGATACTATTAATATTAGATATTAGATCATCGTTTACAGATAAAATTGAGGCAAGTATTGTATCACCGCCATAGCCGCCTTGCCAGCGGAAAAATTTTAACATAATTTAACCTATAATAAATGAAAGGGGATCGCTACCATCAACATAGTTGCGTAGTTCTTCATCAAGTTTATCTATTTCAACCTGTGCTTCTGCTTTAAGTGCATCACCGTTAAGACTTGTGCCACCTTGTGGTCCTGCAATAGTACTAAACTTACTACGAGCTTCACCTAGTGTATACTTTGCAAGTGCTAGTGCATAGTCTTGTACCCATGGACCAGCATGCCTGTCTTGTAGCAATCTTGCTTCAGGACGTAGGTTATATGTCCATAGCACAATCTGTTCACCGTCTCCGCTGAATTTACGAAGCAGTGTAAGTTTTTTTGTTACAGGATTAAATTCAAAGTTAATAAAGCCACCAAATAATCTTGCACTTAGTTCTTGATACTGATAGTACATTTCATATGTTGCCATGCCACCAATACGTCCACTTTGTAACAAGTAAGTGTTTTGAAACGCTGCTTCAAACGGTTCAAATTGTGTACCAGTATCACTTGATCCACTACCAACACTGCGTCTAAATGCTTGACGCACTTCTTCAATCTCGTCTGGTAGTGTGTACTCTTGCTGCTCTTTGACAACACTTAAGAATACATATGAGCTTTCATAAGCATTTTGACTGCGTTGACGAAAACGTTTTACTGCCTTATCAATGCTATTGTCATAGTGTTCTGGATCGAGTTCAACATCAACCATGCCATCGCCTAATCGAAAGCGAATGTAATCAGTTGTGTCTGCTCTTAAACTTGCTAGTGTTGCCATAGTGTGTTCCTGTTCTTACACACTATTTATTACTTTACTGCTTTAAGGATCACAGTGTCAGCATTAAAGCGTCCATTCATTTTTGTTTCAACACCTTTGATGTTATCTAAGAATTTACGCAACTGTACTTTGCCACTTTTGTTAAACTCTCGCAACTGCTCTTCAGGTTTACGCAGTGTTTTTGCAACACTTTGCTTTTCATCAAAAAACTGTAGTGTAGTTCCTTTGACCTGCAGTCTTGCATGTTCTTCTGCAACATACTTGCCTAGTTTGCGTGTTTTAACATTAAAGACCCAAATCTCACTAGCATCAATAATATCAACTGGATTGATAGAGGCTACTTTATACTTTTCGTCGGTTTTACAATACTTCATTTTTGCTACCAACTTGTCAGCACTCTTAGGCTTAGGTGTGCGTGTTTTACGATTTGCTTTACTTTCTGCTGTAATCAAATCACAAGCACCGACAATACCTTGAAACAGTTCTACTGCTTTCTTTACTTCTGCTTTGCCAAGATGTGAATATGCTTCACGCAACTGTTCTTCTTGCTCTTTCACAGGCTGTTGCAACATCAAATATTCTGCAAGAATAGTTTCATAGAATGCACGGATATGCCTAGTATGCGCTTGATTAATTTGTTTACTGCGGAAGAACTTTACAGCATCAAATTTTTTAAATGCCTTAGGATCTCGGATAAAATCATCAACTATTTCCTCAATCTCTGCAATAAAGTTGCCACTTACTTCTTTAATACGCTCCTGAATATTAGGAACATACACATTAGTAGGCTTTGCTTTTTCTTCTGCTTTTGCTTCATCAGCAATTAGTTTACCTTTTTCAGCAAGGCTTTGGAACTTGCCTTCCATCCAATTGTGACTATCTTCTGGCACTTGATCTGCTTTATCATTGTTGATGTAGTGACAATAACAAGCAATATTACTGTACTGTAAGCGACTATCTGGATTCTTAAGAATCTGATTTGCAGTTGCTTTGTCAAACTTTTTCTTTATATACTGTTTAATCACAGGTATATATTCTTTTCTATCTACATCAAAGTGAAAGAAGTCGCATGCACGCCGATAATTATCTAACGGAGCTGCGCCGGCGCCAGTTGTTTTACGTCGAGCAACAGGTGCTTTTTTACGCTTGATAGGTTTACCTTTAAGAGCAGTTAATGCCATATTCATTCTCCATTTCTTGTTCGAAAATACTTACCTCAAGTTGCTTCAACTCGATCATCTTCTCAATCAAATCAAGTGTAAGATTCTTACTTACACCTTTGCGAATACCATGTGCAATAACCTCAAGGTTTTCGATATCATTTAAAACTTCATTCATTAAAGAACCTTTCCGTTAGCAACAATAGAGGACAACATCAAGCGAACCTGCTTTAAGCGGCTCTCTAACTTGCGAATAACTTTTGGATTATTAGTACCAGCAACTTCTTGCATGATAAACGCAGGAAGCAAACGCAACTGCCTATCAACAACTGTTTGCTGATCTTCTACGCTAAGTGCTACAACGAAATCTTTAAACTTTGCGTTACTAACCATTAGTTCAATCCTCCTGAAAAATATTCTACAAATATAATTGAAATAACAAATAAAACGCCAAATACCAAATAACTGTAATTCACGATATATCTCTCCTCAACTTCAACTTACTATATTAATATAGCACCTATTTGAAAAGTGTCAACCTTTTTTTATTGATATTTTATAACTTCCGGGATTATGAGGGTTGTTAGACCAACTTCTGATATGAGGATGTTGCACTGCCCATACTCTAAATTCGTTCATAATAGCACCTTGCCCTGTTATAACCACAACAGTGCGATGCTTGGCGTAGTATGCATCTGTTATACGGCTGTTAAACAAAGCGTAAGCTGCATGAATAGTATGTCCGTGTAGGTCTAGTTTCATCAAGTTATTTATAAGCGATAAATACTACGCAATAAGGAATTAATATGCCAAGAATTTCACTATGGAAAGATGGTGCTCACACCAACGATTATAGATTCTTTGACAGAAGAATCAAAGAAATGTTTACGATTGGTGGCACAGGTATCAATGTACACAAGTACTTAGGTGTCGCAAACCAATCAGGTGGTGAGCAAGAGCCTGATCCATTAGGCATACAAGACTTTTTATTTTTAGAAAATAGAGATAGACTATACGATCAAGACATTTATGGCTTGCGTGGCATATACAGTGTAAGTGATACAGACTTTGACTTATCACAGTTTGGTTTGTTTTTAGCAAACGACACCTTGTTTATTACATTCCATGAGAATGACATGCTAAACAACCTTGGTCGCAAACTTATGGCAGGCGATGTTATTGAACTGCCACACCTTACAGATTTTAGCGCACTAGATGAAAGTGTTGAACTTAGCCTCAAACGCTATTATGTTATTCAAGAAGGCAGTCGTCCAAGTGAAGGTTTTAGCCCAACTTGGTGGAGTCATTTGTGGCGTGTAAAGTGTACACCACTAGTGGACAGTCAAGAATATAGCGATATTCTAAACGTACTCCAAGAAGATAGTGACGGAAACACGACAGATAATACACTTCGTGATTTGCTTAGTACATACAACAAAGAACTTGAAATTACAAACAAAGTTGTAGAGGAAGCAGAAGCAGAAGTTCCTAAAAGTGGATATGATACAAGTCAATACTATATTGTTCCTACCGATCCAGTCACTGGTAGACCACTAGAGCCTAAGGGCGTTAATGCTGATGATACAGCACAAAATGCAGATAGTACTGATGCAAGTGCAGATGCTAGACGAATTACACCTACTAACACTAACGCTTATAGCGGATACCTAGTCGGTGATGGACTTGCTCCTAATGGCGAACCAATTAGCATGGGTACTAGTTTTCCCGGCGATGCACAAGAAGGCGACTTTGTACTACGCTTAGACTTTTTACCAAACAGACTGTTTAGATACAGCGGATCACGTTGGATAAAAGTAGAAGATGATGTGCGCAGTGCGCTCACACCAGGAACAGGTTCAACACAAATGGATGGATTTATCAATAACAAAAGTACGTTCACTGCAGACGATAACACTACTGCGACTAGTAGACAGTCGCTTAGTGATGCACTTAAACCTAGAGAAGATTAATGCCACAACAGTTTTTTTACGATCAACAAATTAGACGTTTCCTACTGCAGTTTATTCGTGCATTTAGTAACTTTCAAGTAGAGTATGGCAAGGATAGATCTGGCAATACAACACTTACAACTGTACCAGTTAAGTATGGTGATAGTACTCGTATGGTGAGTAATCTTATCCGTGAGAACAGTGAGAACAAAATCATTCCAACGCCTATGATCAGTTGTTATATGGCAGGACTAGAATATAATGCAGAGCGAAGACAGGATCCAACGTTTGTTGATAAAAAGCATATCCGTATGCGCAAGTTTGATCCAAATACAAATGAATATAACACACAGCAAGGTAATGCTTTTACTGTAGAGCGTGCAATGCCTGTTCCTTATACACTGCAAATGAACGTAGATATTTGGACCAGTAACACTACTCAAAAACTACAATTATTAGAACAAATACTTGTATTGTTTAATCCTGCACTTGAAATACAAAGCACTGACAACTATCTTGACTGGACAAGTTTAAGTTATATTGAACTTGCAAATGTACAATTTAGTAGCAGAAGTGTTCCAGTTGGTGTTGATGAACAAATTGATATTGCTACACTACAGTTTACTGTTCCAATTTGGTTAACTGCACCTGCAAAAGTTAAAAAACTTGGTGTTATTAACAAGATTGTTGCTAGTATATATGATGATCAAGGCGGCATTGCAGATGGTGTTATTGATGGACAAATACTACTAGGTGAGCGTATGAAATTTACGCCAATGAACTTTGGAATTATACTATTAGGTAACACTGTACAAATACTTGATCGCAATGAAACAAGCACCAACAAAGTAGATTATACACCGCTAGATGATCCGCCATTAAAAGTAGGCACAGATGATGTCAGTTGGGCAGCACTTATAAACCAGTATGGTGAACTACAAAGTGGTATTAGTCAATTGCGTTTAGAACAAGGCACCGCAGAAATAATAGGAACAGTTGCTTTCCATCCTAGTGATCCACACAAACTACTATGGACAGTACAAAGCGATACTATCCCAACAAATGATTTACCCGCAGTAACAAAAATTATTAATCCTTTGCGCAGTGCGCCTGATGCAGGTCTTGCTAGTGCTACTCTAGGACAGCGTTATCTTTTCTTAAACGATATAGGAAATGCAAGCAACACAGATGGATCTGATGCTTGGGGAGATTTAGTAGCAGGTGCTAACGATATTGTGGAATATAACGGCACCAATTGGCAAGTTGCATTTGACAGTAGTACCGATTTGGGTGTACACTATATGACTAATGTAAATACAGGACTTCAGTACAAGTGGACTGGAACAGAATGGGTCAAGAGCTATGAAGGCGAATATCAAGCAGGCGACTGGAGCATCGTTATCTAACAGTAGTGTTGGATCGTTATTTCTAAGTAAATCAACCAGTAGATATATGTTTGTGCTGCGTAACGGTGCTAGGTATAATAGCATGTGGGCGTTTGTTGGCGGCAAAGTAGAAGAAGGTGAAACAGAATATACTGCGCTACAGCGTGAGATTGTTGAAGAAATTGGCTTTATGCCACTGGTACTCAAAACTATCCCAGTAGAAAAGTTTACTAACAGCAAGAATAACTTTACATACAGTACCTATGTATGTGTAGTAGAAGATGAATTTATTCCTAAACTAAACGATGAACACAAAGGTTATGCATGGAGTAAACTGGATGCATGGCCCAAACCTCTGCACCCTGGTGTGTTTACTACATTTCAGATTGATGAGATTGTTGATAAAATTAAAACAGTTGAAGCATTAATGTGCAATAGCGCCTAATCCTGCTAGATTATAGTATTGAAGGTAAGTTATTTCTTTAACATTAGGACACCAGTTATAGGCTTCTGGCATTAATCCCATATCAGTTGCTACATAATAAAACTCAACATCACTGTATGAAAGAAATATTTTACATGTTTCTTGAATGAGCTTTGCATTTGAACTCTCAACATTCATTTCGTTATATGCATCGTGTTTGCCAATGTAAATGTTATCATCTTCTTTATCATAGCAGGTCATACCTACCATAAACACTTGCTCGTGCCCGTCGGCACATGCAAGACGTAGTGCAAGAGTACCTGTGCTTGCAGTAAACATCTTAGGATATAGATGAAAACTATTTGGATGTGCAAGTATGTTTTTGACGTTGCTGTAAACAATATTTTCTTTAGTGTAATCACTATCAGCAATTTCACTACAAATATGCTTATTTGTAGCAATTAAAAATGTTGGATTAAAGTCTTTATATAACAAGTTACATCCGTAACTTTGTCCTACACTGCGCACACCTTTAGCACCACCTACTTGCCCTTTAAGTAAATTTAAATCAAACTTGTGTCGAGATTTGCTGTTGCCTATAACATGTGCAACGCTATCATGATCATCATTAATAATAGATTTTTCAATCCAAGTCATGCTGTCAGGATTGTTACGATCACGCCAACTGGTATTTACACTGACCATTTCACCTAAATAGTCTGCTGTGTAAAACTTTCCTGCAGGCATCTTAAAGCCTGCCGACTGATATTTCTATCTCTCCAGCACTTGCGCCAGTTTTATCTTCTACTGCTTTTCCAACCACACTGCCTGCAGGAGGATTGCTTTCGTCACGCCATGCTTCTGCGTGACCAGGAGTGTCACTAGCAACCATCAAGTCACCTTTGCGTACTTCGCCTATTACTAGTGCAGGAACACGACCTAGCAATGCCATCGCAGGAAAAGTTGGATCATTGCGTTCGTCTTTTGGACTGTTCATTACACAGTAAGGATCAGTACTGACAATACCAGCAATACGTTTACTATATTTTTCTGCACTAATAGTAATTTCAGCCTCACCACCAAACACTAGCAGTGTACCTGGATCATATTCAGCGTCTGCACGATAGCGTTCTGCAACGTCAGCGTATTGTGCTTGCTTCGCGTTTGTTTCAAAGCCGCCTGCTGTTGAACCATCATGTACGCGAATACTATCCACGTCTGCGTCGATACTGAGTTCGCCGGCTGCGCCGGTAAAACTATTATTTTGTGCTGTTGTTCCTCTACGAAACTGTAATACTGTAGGCATCTTTTGCTCCTGCTATACCTTATTATTTATTTGTTATGATAATGTGCCTAAATCTAAACCTGATTCTGATGCTGTTTCTATACTTCCAACTGGATCCATAAGTGTAAACACACTACCTAGGTTTACACCAAATGCATCAGTTCCGCCTGCTTCAAATGGTGCTTCTTGACTTGTTTGTGCAACATTATAACTTAAATCAAAGTCGCCATCTGTTCCAGGAAGTGTTTGGAATGTACTACCTGGATAACTTGATCCAGACCCTCCTCCTCCGCTTCCAGCGTCTGCAAAACTTAGTGTGCCTGCGCCATTTGTTGCAAGCACTTGTCCATCAGTGCCGTCACTTGCTGGCAGTGTCCAAGTTATATTACTAGTAATAGTAGCAGGTGCTCTAAAGGAAACATAATGACTACTGTCGCTATCATAAAACTCTAGTTCTGCTCGTGCATTTAATCTTATATCTGTAGTAACTATTGCACTAGTTAGTGTTTTATTTGTTAGTGTTTGTGTATCTGTTAAGCCGACTGCGGCACTACCAATACCGTCTAATCTGTTTAGTTCTGCGGCTGTTGCAGTAACCAGAGTGTTAGCAAGTCTTAGTCCTGTGCTTGAGCCATCATGTGTCTCAACATCAAAATCAGTACCGTTCATAATCTTGAACTCTGTACTGGTCATGCGCACATTGATATTTTGCGAACCTGCTTTTTGATGGGCTATTTCAATTATGCCATCTTCACTTCCATCACTAGCATCGCCTATCTTACCAGTAATCTTAGCAAAAACTGTTTTTTGATTTGCATCATTGTCTGCACTGAACTTTATCTGACCAATATAGTTTGCATCTGAACCTGTAATATCTCTAAATAGTTCAAATTCAGGTGCCGCACTACCGCCTGCTGTGGTGCTAGTAATGGTGTTGTTTTGATTATTTAATACAACTGTACTATCTACTGCAACACTTATGTTATTATCACTAACAGTAGTATCAATACCAGTTCCACCAGCAAATGTTAGTGTTTCTCCAGTAGTATAATTGTCTGTACCACTATCACCTGCAAGACTAATAGTTTGGTTTAAGGTAGTAAAACTTAGTGTGCCACTGCCATCAGTAACTAGAGTTTGCCCATTTGTGCCATCACTAGTAGGAAATGAATATGCACCGGCAATTGTAAAAGAACTACCGTTGATCGCATAAACCTTTGTCATGTCAACTACAGTGTAGCCTGCATCAACACTGGTAGTTTCGCTGTTTTGTGTTGTGTTTACAGTGACATTTGCTTTTTGAGAATCTGCTCTTGGTACAACGTCAATGTCAACAGTGACGTTTCCGTATATTGTACTGTTTAATACTTCAAATGCAATGATAAATCCTGCAGTAGTTGTTTGTTTATGCCACAATTGAGGTTTAATAAGTTGTTGTGTATATTGTTCTGTGAAAGCAGTTGAATATGATAAGGCAGGAAGTGTTTCACTGCGCATGGCTACATTAAAGTCAATTGTGTGAATACTACCAGCATTTTGTGCAGTTATTCTACCAATCACTTGATAGTTTTGACTGTCAGCACTTGGAATAATAGTTACTACTTTTTGGTATTCACCACTGGTAAAATAACTTCCATTTGCAGCACCGAGATACAGTTGATTAAACTTCATCATGTTTGAAGTCGTATACTGTTGCTCAGACTGTGTTACTCTTTTAAGGGTTATATTGTGATGGTCACTGATGTTAATGTCACTGGTGTGTGAACTAGCATCATGAGTGGTGCTTATGAGTCTAAATGTGTCAGCACTTTCATCCCATACTATAGCAGCATTGGTATGATTTCCACGTTCAAAGACAATACCTAAATCGTTTGTATTGTCACCAGATTCGGCACTATTGATACGAATAAGAGGATCACTGATGTTAGTGAGATCAAAATCAATCTGAGCAGCTTTGGGCCTAGTAAACGCCATGTGTGTATTCCTTTAATTAACTGCTTGTATTTATCCGGTTGAGCCAGTCAAAAAAATAGCACCCGAAGGTGCTATTCTTTGTTTATTTTTTTTATGATTACATCATAAGTGCTAGTACTTCAATAACGCCTTCGCCGCCTTCATGTGCTTCGATTGCTTTACCAATTACTGTACCCATTGCTGCTTCGTTATTAGCCATTGCCATACCGTTGCCTGCTGATACCATCAAGTCACCTGCTGCTACTGCACCAGTTACTTTAGTTGGAACACGACCTGCTAGTGCAAGTGCAACACCTTCCTGCACACTGTTCATCAAGTATGCTGGATCAGTACTTACAATACCTGCAACTGAACGACAGTTTTCAATATCGCATGCTGCTAGTTTGCCTTCGCCTGCAAAGTGTACAACAGTACCAGGAGCAATTTCCTCGTCTGCTGCGTACATCTCAGCCAAGTCAGCGTATTGTGCGCTTGTTGCTGTACCATCTAGTGTTTTACCAGAGTCCATTACGATTCCAGCACTTGTAATACTAGCAATCTGTGAGCCAGCAACATCAAAGCGGATAACATCTTCGTCACTTGTTTCTTCAACTTGGATCTGTGTATCACCATCACTATCTGCAATTGCAACTACAGTTGTTGTTGTAGTGAATTTACGCACTTCAATCAAGTCACCTGTTGCAGGAGCAGTTGTAAATGTTAGTGTTGTACCACTAATACCATAAACAGTTGTTGGCTCTTGTACCACACCGTTTAGCATAACAAGTACACCAGCAACAGTATAACTATCTGCACCACTTAGTGCGCTTAGTGTAAATGCTACAGTACTATCATCACCGTTAAATGTTTGTGAACTAGCAAGTGTAAATGCTGTACTAACACTTTCCCAACCTGCGTTGTCATAATATTCAATCTGGTTAGTAGTTGAGTTATAACGGAACATACCTGTTACACCAGTTCCTGGACGCTGTGCAGTTGTACCAACTGCAAGTTTCATTGCACCTGTGTCGTTAATGTCAAATACTACGTTTGCGTTTGGTGCTCCACCAATACCAACGTTGTCGCCACTTGCATCAACTGTAATCAATCCAGTGTTACTATCACCTTCTACAACAAAGTCAACGTTTGCGCCTGCTTCGTTAATACGGATAGCACTTGTTGCTGCACCGTCAATAGCAAGTATGCCTGTGCCGTTTGTAATTGTAGTGTTTGTGGCATCATGGTTAATAGTAAAGTCATTGCCTGTACCAACTCTAAGTGAGCCAGCATCTGCAATGTCAATATTACCAGTTGCAGTAATAGCACCTGTAACATCTAGTGAGTTACTAGCAAATACCAAGTTTGCACTATCTTCAAGAGCACCACTTGAGCCTGCAAATACAATGCGAGTTGCAGTCAAGTCACTTACAATAGCACTTGCTAGTGTTGCTTCACCAGTTGTACCAACTGTTGTGAAACTACCTGCTGCAGCTGTGTTTGCACCAATAATACCATCCATGTTAGTGAATGTACCTGTACTTGCTGTAAAGTCACCACTTCCGTCTAGTACCACTGCACGACTTGCTGTACCGTCACTAGCAAAGATTGCTGTGTCAGTTAAGTCAACACTTAGACTATGTGCAATGCCTTCACCTGATGTAGCACCAGTTGACGCAATACCATTGCCGCCTGTAATAGTTGCAGTATAATCACCAGTTGTGTCAGTGCCAAGTGCAACGCTGTTGGCAGCAATAGTTGCTGCAATACTAATACCTGCACTACCATCAAAGTTAGCAGTACCAGTTACATCACCTGTTAATGCAATTGCTCTTGCTGTTGTTAGTGTATCTGCACTACCAGTTACATTACCTGTGACATTACCTTCAATATTTGCAACTAGTATACCTGTTGTAATGCTTAAATCACCAGTACTATCACCTGTTGCTGTTGTTGTACCAAGTGTAAACTTGTCTGCACTTTCGTCCCATGCAAAGATAGCATTGTCGCCTGTTGAACCACGTTCAATAACAATACCACTATCGTTAGCGTTTGAACCTGCACCGTTGTTAAGTTCGATCAAGTTATCACTAACCACACTGTTTGTTGTTGAAATTGTAGTTGTAGTACCGTTAACTGTCAAGTTACCTGTAACAATTGCATCACCGCCAATTGTTACATCATCTGGCAAACTAATAGTTACTGTGTTGTCTGTTACCGCTGTAACGATTTCATTTGAAGTACCACTAAATGTAAATGTGTTAGTACCAACAACAACGTTGTCTGTACCACTGTCACCAGCAATAGCAAGTGTAGAACCACCAGTAACCTGACTGTCAACATATGATTTTGTTGCAGCATCTTGGTTTGCTGTTGGATCAGTAACATTTACAATTTTACTTGTACTAGCGTCAATTGTACCAGAACCTTTTGGACTTAGTACTAGGTTGATGTTTGTGTCACTACCTGTTGTGGTAATAGTTGGATGACCACTTGCTGCCGCGTTTGCTAGTGTAATTTCGTTGACTGCACTTGCTGTTGTTGTAAAGATAACAAGTTCGTTACCGTTTGCATCAGCAATAAAGCCGCCACTTGCAATTTTTGGAGCAGTAAGTGTTTTGTTTGTTAGTGTTTCTGTACCTGCTAATGTAGCAAAACTGTCATCACTTATTGCACTGTTAAATTCTGCAGTTGTACCTGTTAGTGTACCTTCACTTAGATCCAATGTAAGTGTATTACTTGCACTGTCAATAGTTTTGTTTGTAAGTGTTTTTGTACTTGCTGACAGATATGTATCTAAAGTATCGACACTAGTTTGTTTCATAGTGCCAGCATCATTTGTTACAAGTCCGTCACCAGAAGCAAAAGCATCTGTGCTTACTGTAGCATCACCATCCATGATGTTAAGTTCTGCTGCAGTTGCAGTGATTGAAGTGCCAGCAATCTGTAGTGTGGTTGCGTTTACTTCACCGCTTGATCCGTAAATTACTGCTTTGCTGTTTACAATTGTGCCTGCACTCGAGCCATCAATTAGATTAAGTTCTGCCGCTGTGCTTGTAAGCGTTGTTGTTCCATCATTTAATGAACCATAAACAACTGCACCTGCTTGCAATCCAGCGTAACTGCTAACACTAACGTTACCTGCTGTATCACCATCTTCACTGCCTACGTTAGCAACAATAAATTGATCTGCACTTTCATCCCAAAGGAATGCTTGGTTATCATCTGAACCACGGTTGATAAGTAGACCACTGTCTACACTTGCTGATCCACTTGCTTCTGCGCTTAGTGCAATAATTGCATCTTCAACGCGAGTATTTGTTGTACTAACACTTGTTGTAGTACCCGAAACTGTAAGGTTACCTGAAACAGTAAAATCACTGCCATAGGTAAGGTTGTTTTCCAGTTTAGCTGCTGTAACAGCGTTTGCAGCAAGTTTTGCTGTAGTCACTGCTAGGTCAGTAATCTGGTTGGTTTTAATTCTGGTCAATGCCATTTTGTTTTTCTCCGTCCAATCACGATATCGTGCTGTTAATTAACAAGTGTATTTAGTGGATACGGGGAAAATATAATCTAGTCGCAAAGAAACAGCGTCAAAAGTTCTTGTATTTTTTAACGGTTAAAGGGAGGGTTATTAACTTTTTGCAGACTTTTTTTAGAGGATAAAATCTAACCTAAACAAGACAGAACGCTTGCATTTTTATTTATCAGATTAGTGGAAGTCTACCCAAACACTGTTAGCATAGCCTTGAAATTTATTTGTAGTTGTGTTATATATTACATCACCATTTGCACTACTCAGTGCATCTCTTTGTGTGGTTGTAAAACTTTGAAACTTTTGTGCTGGTTGTGCATTGCCACTATGAAAACTTCTAACCTGTATTACATCACCTGTAGCAGGAGCATTTGTGAAAGTTAGTGTAGTGCCACTTACACTATATGCATTAGTTGCTTCTTGCACTGCACCGTTGAGTGTGACTAGTACAGCATTTGTGGTTGTGCTTGCGCCAAGTGTAAATGCTACTGTACTATCGTCTCCACTAAAATCATTTTTAGTAATAGTGTTGCTAGGACTTATACTAACCCATGCGCTTCCGTTGTATACTTCAACTTCGTCATCGTCATCATTAAAACGAATCATGCCTTTTGCAGCTGTTGGTCTTTGTGCTTCTGTGCCTACTGGAATCTGTAGTGCAGTTGTGCCACTTATTACAACGTTGCCTGTTTCAGGATCAAGTGTAATATCATCACCTGCTGTTGCAGTAGTTACTGTTGTCCCAGAGGCTTCTAAATCACCAAATGAACTAGCAGCACTTACACCATATGCACCAACATAACGTGCGCCTTCTACATATACACTGTTGCCACTGAAACTTTTACCATTAGGTAAACTTGTACCAATAAAGTTAAGCACGCCAGATTCATAATCGAAAAACCATTCATCATTGTTGCCACTGCCTGTAACAAATACTTTGTTACTGATACTTGCTGCATTTGCTGCATCTCCGCTGGTGTGAATGTATATACTCACAATGTAGGTACTGCCAAACTGCGGAGGTATCCAACCAGTCAATCCTGTTTTCCAAGTTCTGTTTGATGTTGCTGTGTTATCTTCTGTAGTCTCAACTACACTAGAACCAGTATAAATTTGCACAATACTGCTAGTGCTACTAGGTCTGACTGCAGGAATGTCACCTGATTGTTGCCATACTCTGTCACCACGTATGAGTAGTGGACTTGGAATCGCTTCGTTAGGAGCAAGTTTGTTAGCGTTAGTATCAGTTTTAGTTGCACCATAACCAATCTTCTTAAACAGATAGTCAATTTTTTGATTGTCAGTAATAGCCATTACGCAGCAACTCCTATACTAAGAGCAGTTACGCTTTGTCCACTAGTTAGTGCAATACGCACCAAGCAAACGTTTCCTGTTGCATTACTGAGGTTAGCAGTACCTAGTGTCATTGTATATCCGCCACTTAAACTACTGCCTGTTGGGATAACATCAGCGCCAGTAAATGCACCACCGTTTGATCCGTTACCACCATTGCCTGTGTCACTGCCTGGTAATCCTACACCGTTGTATTGTGTAGTTGTTTCAATCCAGCCATTAAGTCCACTACTGTCATCCATTGTAGTACCAGGTGCAGCATACCATGCGCCTGCAATACCACTACTACTTGTAATATTAATATCAAAGTTTGCAGTAGTAGTTCTGCGGAACGCAAATGTAAAGTATTGTGTACCTGTATCGCCACTACGGTCAGGCCCTGCAGGTAAAAATCCACTACTGTAATCTGTTACATCATACTTGAGTACACCTAGTCTAATAGTTGCTTCTTTGGTTCCTGCAACTCCTGGATCTGCACTTTCGCCGTATAAACTGTTTGTGTAAAAGTTTGTTGAACTTGTGTAACTTGGTGTATTTGTTGTATCACTACTAAAATCAAATATACGCACACCATCATCATCAAATCCAGCACCTAAACTGTCACTTACTGCAATAGCAATCTCACTAATACCACTTTGTGATGCAGTATGTACTTGCAACTTAGTAGACAATTCACTATATGAGCTAATTCCGTTTACGTTTCTTGCTCTTGCTTTAATAGTTTCAACTGTGCGCACACTGCTACTTGTAATTGGTACACTTAAACTGCCAATAGCATAAGCACTGCTTGTGCCAGTGTTTACTTTTGGCGTGCCACT